CTGTTATCGGAACCAATAGACTGCGGCAGTTATAGTGTGCCGGAGGTGTAAGGTTTGGTAATCGTGGATCATTCGCTTTTATTATTTCACCATTATGACCATTGCAAAAATCAGTTGTTTCACTATCTATAATAGCCGAGTATTCATAAGCCTGAACGAAATCAGCAATTTCAGGATCATTAAATTCATTCATCCTGGCATTGTTAAAATAAGTGGACATATTTGTCCGGATGGTAGTCTCAAGATGGTATGGGTTCGGTGATAATCCATTCCGTGACGGTGTAGTAAGTAACGGATCAAATACCTGTTCTTGCACTTGTTTGAATATCTCGCCAGCAGATAGCCGATCAATATTACCTATGATTATTTTCTCGGCTTTGTTTACTATGTCCTTTGTGAATGCTCCGGATATAGTAAATGCTTTATCCCTTATATCCTTCAATGCTTTCAATGCTGCCGGAGTAAGTTTAATACCTGTTCGTTTCTGCCAACTCTTTATCCACGCCTGTAGTCCGATTGCCGTTTTATCGGCAACATACAATTCATTAAGGTTTTCGACTTTGTCGAGCGCCTCAAACTTTAGTCCTTTCTTTTTAAGTTCACTTCTTGCTTCACCCTTTCCGCCGAGATATGATTTAGCCAGTGTTTCATTCCATATCTTTTTAATCCGTCCAATTGTATCACCATGAATTTTTATTTTGAGCCTGTTTATATTTACGTTCTTTTTATCCCATATCGGCTGAAGTTGGTTTTTATAATCATCTTCGATCTGCATAACTTGAGCCTGTAATCTTGCAGAAGCATCTTCTTCAACTATATCAAGAAAATCTTCTATCCGGTTAAAATTGGTAACGTTAATAATCTTCTGAAATAGAATACTGTTTTTAAGTTTTGTATCGATTGTTGAATTTTTTAATAGTTCGCTTATTTCACTTGTAATGTTTTCACGCTGGGCGGCGGTGTCCGGTTCTTCCGGTGTGTCAGGGTCGTCCGGTTTGATAGGCGGTATTACTTCGGTAGTAGTTTCCTTTTCTTCTTTCGCTATTTCTTTCATGCGGTCCTTGATAAAATCAAATCCTGTGAACTTTGATATAAATTCCCAGCCAGCAGGGGAGAGAGTTTTCAGATTAATAAATCCTTTATCGATCATTATTGCCAGTACTTCGGCTTTCTCTTTTGTAATCTGTTCATTGCTGGTATTGAATTGAAATATATTCCAGTCAGGTCTGTTCTCATTCTCAGGAAAGTTTTCTATAATCAACGGTCTGAATAACTGACTATTCAATAACGCTTCTGTTCGTTTCGCTTTTGTAACTATGTTATTATACATGAGTGATAATTGTTCTTCTGCCCGGGAGCGTGATCCAAATTTTGTGTCTGTATATCCGGCGTCATCCGGAATACCCATTTTCCGCCTCATAGCAGTTGAATAATATTCTATTGCTTTTAAGAACATTTCAACATTTTTCATAGTGGGTTCTATGAGTTGAACTTTGACCTTTTCATATAATTCTTTGCTATCTAAAGCCTTACTGGTTTCAATCATTAAACTTTTATTTCTACCTTCAGCAAAATCTTTAAGTGTATTTTCGGATGCTTTAAGTGAACTATCCCAGAATAAAATCATTGCCGGGTCGCCCTGTTTTTCAAGTGCCTTATTCATAAGATTGATTAATATATTCTTGCTGCGCCATTCTCTATATATGCTTTTGAGTTCACTGGTTCCGTAAAAGTTACCGTTTTTTAAATATGGGTAAACATAAAGCAACATGTTATCGAGTTCTTTACCATTGATCTTTTGTTCTTTACCGAACTTCCCTGAATATAATATTTCAGTAAGGTTTAAGAAATCGTCTGTCTTGAAGTCTGTTATATCTTTTGTTGCCTTGAATTTTATTGATTTAATAGTATGCTTATCATTTCGCATTTCTTGAACTTTCTCAGCAAGTATCACTCCGTATATACGCGCATCCTGTAAGTTTTCAATAACATTCTCAAATGTAATATAAGTGAGGTTGTTAATCATTTCTAAACAAAATTTTCGTTCGGTAGCATTCTTTGTATTGATTGACCACTCGAGGCTGAGTAGTGCTTGATTGAGTGTTTCAAAACTACTTTCGATAGTGTCATCAAGGATCATTCTTTTATATATCTTTAAGTCTGCCGTTCCGCCTGTGAATATCCGGTCAATTTCGTCATCACTGAGAAAGAGAATATTTGAATTAAAATTATCAACTGCAAGAACTTCGGAACCTCTCTTTCCGTAAAAATCAGTAAGATTGAACAGTTCCTTAACTTTTGAAGTAAATGTCATATATTAAAACTCCCGTTTTCCACTTGCTGCGACACTGCTATTTATTATTATAACAAATTCTACCATCTCCGTCAACCCTGTTAATGCGTCTGCCGGGTCATCGTGTTTATTTTTTCCTTCTTTTTGATAGGTTGATATATTCTGATAAAACTCGGGAAACATAATTTGCCACTGTTCAGGAAAATAAACATTCCGCATAACATAGTTACTTTGAGATAATATTCGTGCTTTTTTATTCTTACTTTGGTGAAACCAATCGATAACTGGTTTATTAGTATTATATTTTTCTTTAAGTTCTCTTTCAACATTCCGAGCAAATCCTCGACCGCCATTATTGCTTTCAATTAAAGCATTATCAACTTTGTTTCTTACAAAGAATTCTGCTGTGCCAGGTTCTGTGATCTCCATGCCTTCAGCAGAAATATATATATCAAGAATATAAATCATTTTTTTATACACACCCGCCACGATAGAACATAATAAATCTGTGCCTTCATCGGCTGTATCTGTATAACTGATAATCTGTTCAAATTCCGGGATCTCTGTATATGTTTTTAATCCCTTATATAGAGTTCCCATAATATCAACAGGCTCATTATGATAATTTGCCTGAAAAATATCATTTGCTATAATGCTTTTCTTTTTAAGATAAGACTTCTTTGATAACATTTTCGGAGCAAGCATTTTGCCTTTTGTACATGCTTCCATGTTTATTATCTTCCATTCGCCCGGCTCATCCTTTAATAAGCAACCGCATAAATCCTTTGTCGCCCACCTGGTAGTTGTTATGATAACCTTTGCACCCTCTTCTAATCGTTGAGTAAAGGTATTCTTATACCAATCATATTGACCAGCAAGATATATTTCATTATATGCTTCGGCTTTACTTTTAATCGGGTCGTCAATGATACCCAGGGTGATACCGAACCCGCCTATAGAGGCATTGAATGAGGTTGATAAATAATTAAAGAACTGCCCCTCTAATGACCATACCTGATAACTGGCATCCCCTTCTTTTATCTTTGTTTCCGGAAATATATCGTTATAGCATATCTTGACCGGGTGGTCCTTCGTGCCGTCAATACCATCCCTGACCATGCGAGCAAATCGGCTTGATAGTTTTTCATTATAAGATACTGTTATAATCCGCTCTTCAACATTTCTACCGAGGACCCACTGACTGAATAATATCTCTGTAATTGTTTTACCATGACGGGGAGGCATATTGAACATTAATTTAAAATATTTATCTGATAAATAGAACTCTTGAAATACATTACAAACATATTCGAGATGGCTGTTTTCTTTACAATAAATCTTCGGAAGTATCAATCGGCAGTATTCATAAAACGATTTACGAACTGCCCGGATATGTTTTTCCCGGAGAAGTTTTAATAATTGTACTTTGTTATTTCTATCGTTATTGAGTGAAGCCATGTTTTTTGAGTTCATTATCTATTTCTTCATCTGGCAAATCTTCATAGTTCTTATTGTAATTAGTATTCTTTGTTTCATGTTTTTCTGCTTGATCAAGATACTGCTTACCTAACCATATCAGCATTGTCTTATCACCTGACATTGCTAATTGATATTGCTTTCGCCTTAATGATACTTTACCCTTACCACTTTTTAAAGCAAAATACTCCGAAAATCCTATATTCTTAATTCTTTTTATTCCGTTATTTAATGTATCATAATCAATATCTAAAAAAGCCGCAACCTCTTCGCCTGTACACTGTATAGCACATAAGTTATCAATAGCCTTAAAATCTAATTTCTTTTTAGGTCTACCACCCTTGTTCTTGAGCACTTTCTTTTTAACTATTTTCTTTTTAGTTCCCACTGCAATAAAAAAGCATACCTCAATTAAGAAATATGCTTAATCTCCCGTTGATATACATAACTTTAATATAGTATTATATCAAAGCAAAGTCAAACTATTTTTTCAATAAATTATCCAGAAACTTCTTTTTATCAATTGCTTTGCCGATAATAGATAAC